TAATTATTTTTATGTAAATAAAAAGTATATTTAATTTTAAAAAATGGTATAAAAATTATTAACATTAAATAAACAAATATTTCAATATGTTAAATAGTGGTTTTGTTAATGTATTTTTTAAATTATCGAAATTTATAGAATCTTTAGACTCTTTAGAATCTTTAGACTCTTTAGAATCTTGAGTAGGAGAGATTGTAGTGCCTTTATTAATTAGTTTTCTATTTGTGGCATTATAACTATTTTTGTAACGTGTAATAGTGGCATCAGTGTCTGATATATTATCCCAATTAGTATTATTCCTGTAAGCAAAAAAAAGGAAACAATATACACTAAATACTACCAAAAACAATGCCAATAAAATTTCATATTTTGTATTTTTTATAGCAAATAGATTTTGTTTCTCATTTAAATAATAAAACAAGGATAATATTAATATGATTAATATGCTAATAAACCATCTATAATATTTATGCTCTGATTGTCTCGCATCTTCGGGTTTTGTAATAAAACCGTTAACTGTTTTATCTAATATTTTTGCTAAAAATGTGCTAATGTTTTTAATAAAAAATTCTATTTTTCGCGCACTGTTATTTACAAAATCTATAAATTTTTTAGTATTATCATCTGCCATAGTTACTAATATTAATATAGAATAATATATTATTATTAATAATATATTTGTTTTGTTTTGTATAATAATAATATTATAATAATATTAATAATATTATAAATTTTCGCAAGCTGTTTTTCTACCATGACAATCTCTACATAATGCTTCCAAATTATCTATATTATTCGAACCTCCATATTCCAGTTTTATAACGTGATCTACCTCAAACCAAGCAGGTAATTGTTTTCTGCACTGTTTACAATGCCAGTTTTGAGATGCTGCAACAAATTTCTTTTTTGTTTCACTTACGCTACGTTTTGTTGAAGTATTTCCAGAATATAAAATCTTTTGTTGCTGCTTTGATAAATTATGATTGTTACTTGAAAAGGTTACTGATTTTTGAATATTGGGACTATTATATATATTATAGTTATTATTCAATTCTTTCGATATGGAGTTTGATGTAAAATCAATAATTGGGCTAATAATACTTGCTGTATTTCTATCAATTGGTAAATACTTTATATATCCATTTGAGTTTGTTACAAGATCTCTGTAATTATTCGGATCTTTTTTTATATATAAATACACACAAAGTCCAATAAAAGCAAAAAAAGCCATCTTATAATATTTTTCATATTGTTTTAGTTTATTTATTAACTTACCTTCAAAATATGTATTAAGTAATACCAGTGCCGTTATAAATAATATAAGCAGTTCAAGTTTCATATTACTATTTTATTTATAATTATATAATAAATATAAAATTAATATTAGTATGATTAATAATAAACTTCCAAAAACATATTTATGCTTAGTTTTTCGTTCCTCGTTCTTTTTAAGTTCTTTTAATTTATAATGCTCATAATATTTATTTAAAGCATCATAATATGATACTTCTGGATTACCTAAATAAATATTTATCTTGTTATGTATAAAATGTGTCCATTTTATAAATGATTCCCTTGAATCTAAATAAGGTGTTACAGGATATGCGTCTAAAAATTTACTAAATACATTTCCTATATCGGGAACAGGTATAAATAAGGGAATATTTGTTATTAGGTCATAATATTTTTTCTTTGTGCTTTCATTCACGTTCAATGGGTATGATAATGCTATTGTGTATAATACAAACCAATAATGAGGACCCCATATATCAGGATTAAATACATTTGCATTATTCATTATATTTTTAATATATAATAGATTTTATTATAGCATATTATACATATTATACATATATACGTGTTAGTAAAAGTTAAAAATAATATATAAAAACATAGTTACTATATAATTAACAATATATAATCTATAATGAATACAAAAAAATTTATCTTTTGTAATAATTGCGGTAAGCTCGGTCATTTATTTCATCAATGCAAAGTTCCTATTACAAGCATTGGTATTATTCCTATAAGGATTACAAAAAAATTAAATACTATTACAAATAAATTAGAAAATAATATTGAGATTTTCATAATCAAACGCAAAGACAAGTTATCATTCGTGGATTTTATGCGTGGAAAATATTCCATAGAAGATAAAAATTATATCACAAATTTATTAAATAATATGACAATAAATGAGCGACAATTTATATTAAATAATGAATTTGATAGTATATGGCAATATTTATGGAATTATAACACGAATAATTCTTATAAAAACGAAGAGAAAACATCTAGAGCAAAATTTATGATTCTAAAAAATGGATATTCAAATATTTTAGAAAGTTATGATTTAGAAAGTTTGATAAATTTATGCGATAAAAAATATACTGAACCTGAATGGGGATTTCCAAAAGGACGCCGTAACTATCAAGAAAAAGACATAATTTGTGCTCTTAGAGAATTTGAAGAAGAAACAGGATATGAGAAAAAAGATATTGCTATTATTAACAATATTGTTCCATATGAAGAAATATTTAGCGGTTCTAATTATAAATCATATAAACATAAATACTTTATTGGTATAATTAACAATAATTATATTCCTAAAAATAATTATCAAATTTATGAAATTACCGAAATTAAATGGGTATCTATCGATAATGTATATAATTATCTTAGAGAATATAATTATGAAAAAATTAATATTATAAATTATTTAAATAATTTATTAAAAACTTATAAACTATATATTTAATATATAGCAATGGATTTTTTATCTAATTTATTAGATCCAAAAGAAGAAAAGGTAAGCAAAGATAAATCAAACATACAACAAGAAGGACAAGAAGAGGTAAGCGTAAGCGAAGCAAATGAAGAAGAAGAAGTAGAAGAAGTAGAAGAAGCAGAAGCAGAAGCAGAAGCAGAAGCAGAAGCAGAAGCAGAAGCAGAAGCAGAAGCAGAAGAGGAGGAAGAGGAGGAAGAGGTAAACGAAGCAAATGAAGAAGAGGAGGAAGAGGTAACTGAAGCAAATGAAGAAGAAGAACAAGAAGAGGAAGAAGACGACGAAGACGATGACGACGACGAAGAAGAAGAGGAAGAAGAAGAGGAACCAGAAGAACCAGAAGAAGACGAGGAAGACATTGAAAATATGGAAGAAGATATTTCTAATGAAGAAGAAGAAGAAGAAAAAATAGAAGAAAAAAAAGAAGAAAAAGAAATAGAAGATAAAAAAGAAGAAATAGAAGAACCAGGTGCTGATGCCGGCGATGATGAAAACATTGAAGAGGCAGAAGAAGGAGATGATCCAGTAGAAGAGGTTCAACAAATTAATGAACTTGGACAAGGAAAAATAGCTGATAAACAAACGGCACTTCCAATAGAGAAAGCCGCACCTATAGCACCGGTTTCGCAAGTTTCTTCTCCAGATTCACAAGTAGTGTCTCCAGATTCACAAGTTTCTTCTCCAGATTCGCAAGTAGTGTCTCCTGATTCACAAGTAGTGTCTCCAGATTCACAAGTATCTTCAGAAACACAAGATACAAGCGTTATTCAAAATGAAAAACAATATGTGTCAAAAGAAAAGAATAATTTATATTTAGCATCGCTATTTAGAGAGAATATAAATAAAATAAGCATAGATAAGTCGGAATTGGCAGGATTAGAAAGTCAGGTTAATACAAAAACAGATTTAAAATACTATTTAAACGCTATAGAATTATTAAATGCAAAGGAACTGAAAAATCCTTTAAATACGCATTATAAATATTTGTATCCGCACCACGATGACGAATTTTTTAATATTAAAATAGCAAATAAGAAAGAGTTTATGGAAAATAAACTAAAAATAAGTATTGACGCAGATTTTGAGAAACAAGCTAATGAAATATGTAATAAAGATTTTGAATTGGCTCCATATCAAAAATTCATTAAAAACTTTTTATCAATACATACACCTTATAACGGACTGCTATTATTTCACGGTTTAGGAACAGGTAAAACGTGCTCAGCAATAGGTGTAGCGGAAGAAACACGCAAATATTTACAATATATGGGTTATAATGATAGAATTATTATTGTAGCCTCTCCAAACGTA